CCACCGCGCCGCCCGCCGCGGCGCCCAGCTTCACAAAGCTCTTGGCCACGCTGGTCACCGAGGAGACCGCCTTATTTTTAAACTGCACCACGCTTCGGGTGGCGCTGACCATCTCCTTGGAAACGCCCTTGGTGTTCCTGGCGGCCTTGATGAGCCCGCCGGACATGTTGTCCCGCAGGTTCAGGATCGTGTTGATTACCTTATTCGCCATGCGACCCGCCTCCTTCCGGGAACAGTCCCGCGATGGCCGTTTGGATCACGGCCACCTGCTCGTCATAGTACAAAGCCCGCGCCCCCGCAAGGAAGCCGCGCTCCACCGGGGTGGCCGCCGCCAGAGCGTCCAGAGGGACGCCCCGGGCGGCGTAAAAGGCGCATAGCCCCAGCACAGGGTCGCGGGCAATCAGTTTTTTACCGTTTCAAGGTCCGCTGCCTCGGTGTCTCCGGGAAGCAGGCCCATGAACTTCAGAGCCAGACCGCCCAGCGTGTCCTGTTCGGACACAGAGAACAGCGCGTCCACGATGGCCATGGGCTCCTCGTCCACCCCCAGCTCCTTCTGGAGCGTCCGGTCCTGCAGCTGGGGGCAGCAGGCGTACAGGGCGTGGTTGCCGCAGGCCAGCGCCGCCTGGGCGTCTCCGGCGGCAGCCAGCTCGCCGTAGATCTCCAGCACCGCCGCCTTGGGCGGCATCCGGGCTTCCAGGGCGGTCTCGCTTCCGGGGATGGCCAGCATCCCCACCTTCAGCTTGTCGGCCTCCCGCTGCTCGCGCTTGGCCACCAGCTCGTCAAAAGAGATCTTCCGGCTCATTCGATCGCCTCCAGGTTCTTGTACTTCTCAGCCTTGAACGGAAGCTCCCGGTCCACGGACTTTTTAGCCTCAATGTTGGCCAGGGCCACCTCCGTGAACACCACGCCGGAAATGCTCCACCGCTCCACCTTCTTGGTGGAGGGCTGAGTCAGGGCGGTGATCAGCACGATGTCTGGCATCACGCCGCTCTCAAAGCCCTCGGCGATGGCAACTTCCAGGGCGCTGTTCTGCTTCTTGTCCGTCAGGGTCCCCTCAATGGAGTAGCCGTTGTAGATGGGAAAGGTGCCGTATTCTCCGCAGAACGCGCCGTCCTCGAAGTCGCCGGTGACCTTTACCTCGATCTTGGTGGCCAGCACATCCCGCTGACCGTTGATATAAACCTCGCTGCAGCTTCCGTGCAGCACTTTCGTCTGCTTGCCCATATGGCTCCTCCTTCGTTAAACCAGGCTCACCACGAACTCCAGGTTCGCCATGGAGCCCAGGATCTGAATATCGCCTGCCAGATAGACTGTCCGCTTGAAAGGCGTGGCCCGCACGGTGGCATCGTCCCAGTCGGCGGCCTCCGCCTTGCCGGTGCCCACCCAGGCGTTGCGCTGGGCAGTCACATTGATGTCGGCGGTGTTGTTGTAATCCGGGTTCAGGATGTTGCTGTCCTCCAGACCGTCGAAGTAGTACCGGATGGCGGAGATGAACAGCATCTGATTGGTCTGGCTGTTGCGGTACTGGCCCATGTACTCATCCCGGAAGACCTTGGAGATGTCGTCCCGGATCAGGTCCATGGCCTCCACCGTCTCGATGTACTTCATGTCCTCCGTCAACGTGGAGCCGTTGGTGGTCGCCAGAGAGTTGACATCCACGCCCACACGGACCTCATCGTCATCGTTGACCAGCAGGAACTTGCCGCTGCCAACCACCGTGTCGGGGCTGTCCGGGACGGTGACCTGTGCCAGATTCGGGCACAGCTTGTTGGTAGCGCCGCGGTCCACGTTGCACGCGGCCAGCAGGCCCGCCAGGGACGGCGTGAACGCCTCGCCGGTGACTTGCCCCCGGCTGTCCGCAAAGGTGACCTTTTCGTTGAACAGGTTCACCATGTGCATGCAGTCCGGAGCCGCGGTGTTGTAGCAGACCGCCTTCCAGCTCTTCTGCTCCTTCTCCCGGGCCTTGATCCAGCTCACCAGTGCCGTCCAGTCCTCGGCGGTGCCGTCGGCCACGGTGATCCAGCCGGTCTTCTCGTACTGCACCAGAATGGCCAGAGCATCCGCCAGGGTGCCATTGGCTGCCACCTTCGCCACGCTCACCCGCAGGGGGCCGTAGCTCAGGGCGTCCAGAATGTACTGGCGGTTGGCGGCCGTGAACTCGCCATCGGGCACCTGGGTGGCGTCTCCGTACTGGAAGAAGCTCCCACCGCTGCCGGCCGTCGCGTCCCGGACCACCAGGCACACGATGCCGCGCTCCGAGCGCTGGATGAAGGACGTCGCCAGCTGCTTGAATGTAATGTTGATTTTCGGCAAAGTTACTGCCATGTCAGTTTACCTCCGTATCATATTCCAGGGTCTCCATCGGCTCGCCTTCGGCCTCCGGGACCTCCTCGTCAATGGTCAGATCCAGCGTCCCCACCAGCACGCCGTCGGTCACCGTGAAGGACACGCCCTCGTCAATGCCCAGATAGGTGTCCTCCACCGTGATCCCATCCAGAAACGCCTCCCCGATGGCGCTGCGCACCGCCAGGTTCTCCAGCTTGGGCCGGTCCCGGTCCTTGGCGAAGTAGTACAGCCGGAAGGTCACCGTCCGCTCCCGGCCGGAAGCCAGGAGCCGGGCATCCGTCCCGTCCTCCAGCTCCACCTTGCCGCTGGGCCGGATGATGGGCTTGGACACGTCCTCCGCCACCAGCTCGGCGCCGGTGCCGGCGGCGTTCAGGGCCTTTTGATACAGTGCGCAGAGTGCCTTGTTGATTGCCAGCAGAGAGATCATAGCTTCACCGCCTCATCCAGCATATTATCCACATCCTCCAGGTACTGTGGTTCAAAGCCCTTGGCTGCGACCTCAAACACGTGGTGTCCCGGCACAAAGCCGACTTCTGTTCCGTCATGGAGCACCATCCGATGGCCCTCCTCAATCAGATGCGCGTGGGGCGCGGTGGAGTAGACGCGCACCGCCTGGGCACCGTCGTACTCGTAAACCTTGCCCCGCTTGATGGATTTGAGATAGTTGCCGGTCTTCTTACCCAGAACTTTGGCACCTCGGACTGTTTTGGTTTTCAGCTTATTGCCTTCTTTCCGCAGAAAGGGCTTTTGCTGTTTCCGAAACTTATCGGCGTTCTTCCCCATCTGCCGGGCGAAGTCCTCCAACTCGGATACATCAAAAACTTTTGATGCCATCTTCCACCACCAGCTTTACAAAGAGATCCACAAATCCTCCGTCCCGATAATTGGGATAAAAGGACACCACCTGGTAGTCCTGGCCCCGGAACCGAAGCCGCAGGTCTGTGGTCATGGTCGGGATCGAGCCACGGCGGACCGTGAAGCGGTGGGTCACCTCCACCTGTTCCACGCCGCCCTCCACATCCTTCCGGGAGCCGGATGTGGGCACGATTCTGGCCCAGACCTTCCGCTCCGGCGCGTAGGTGTAGTCGGTTTCGTCCAGTGCGTTGGTGACCGCTGTCCGCCGCAGCACCTCCACCCGGCACCGCAGGTCGCTCCCCGTGATACTCGCCATAATTTTTCTCCTTTTTCTCTTGACATTTTCACGGTATCGTGATATTATA